TTTTGTCTAAACAAAATTGGTACAGTTAATCCCGTAAGAATAGAATTTCCGTTTGTACCTCCTGTAACTACCTGAGTCATTGCAGAATAAACCCCAACCTCAGTACCTTGATAATTTACCTTGGTAATATCTGAAATAATAGTTTCAGGTGATATTATTATATTATAGTAGTCCATTATGCTGGTGGGTTTATATATTCATACCATTTTATAGGTTGTGTTGAAAGTCCTACTCTATTTTGTGAAAAAAGAGGTAAAACAGAATAATTTTGTTCAACATAATTCAATACAACTCTATAATAAAAATATGTTATTTGATCGAATTCGTATTTGTTACCATTTATTGATGATTGTGGTTTATTCATCATCTTTGTAAATTGACCTGTCGAAGCATTATAAAATTTCGCAGTCATATAAAAAGTATTAATTGGAATAAATTCTAAGTTCTTCAACCAATAAATGAAAAATCCTTCTTTATCACCAATATAGTCTAATTTATATTTTGGCTTTCTAATAAACACAGGTGTCTCAGATATTTGCGCAGGCATCATATCCCCTTGTTGTGTTGGTAATATTATTGTAAAATAATTTTTTTGTCTTTTTTCATCGACAGTATCATAAAAATCCAACTTAAAAAAAGATCTTGTAAACTTATTACTATAATAGTATATGTCTTGTGTTGTAAACCCTTCACCCAAATAATTGATTTGCCAACTTGATTCAGTATCTAATGAACCTCCAGAAAAAAAATAAAATTCATAATTAATATCTGTCTGATTATTCCCATATGGACTATGAGGGAATCTATCAACTTCAAAATCATATCCCACACCAACCACTTCAGCAATAGCTCTTTCTTCATATTCATCTATGGCATCATCTAAACCTTCAAAATCCCATGTAGATTGAATTGGTACATTTATATTAAATGTCTGTAATCCATTTTGAGTAAAAATAAATTTATTCACACTTATCTATTATTGGTTGGTAAGGTATGTTTATTCCTAATAATCCATCATTGAAATTAATTCCTGAATTATCGGCAGTTAATCTAAATATAATATTTGAAAATGGGTAATGAGCATCGTTCAAAAATGGATAGTCTACCCCTACATTATCAGAATCAATATACCCATATGAATATAAGTCTCTCCATCTAAATTGTTGGTCTGCATTAGAGAAATACGACCAACTTGGTACTTGATCTACAAAATCAACATCACCAACTTCAATGTAATTTGAAAAAGTTCTAATTATTAATGGAAAGTGCCCTTGGTAATAAAACCCCGGACCGTTTTGATCTGCATTATTTGTTACTTGAAAATTATCTTGGTTATATTTTATTTTTTGATAATAAGGTGAGATCACTCTTTCTTTCTGTTCATAATTGTTCCACTCACAAAAATCACCATCAATTACGGTTCCAACAGGTAAATCTTGATTGTAATAAAATGTTTTTGTAACACCATTAGTTTGAGTATACGAAGATACCGGTACATTTGAGTTTGAATCTGTATTAATATCATTCCACCAATAATTTATGGGTTCTGTTATGTTAAATTTCCATCCCTGTTTTAATCCAACACCATTTGTTGGTTTGTTAAAATATCCTGAATACCCTTTATTTATTATTGTTAAAAACAATTCACTAACAGGTCGTTTTTGATTATCTATAAGACCTCCTAAATCAATATCTCTTTTGAAGGTTATTGAATAAGTGTTAGAACTTGTTTTTTGCGAAACTCTCGAAAGATTATTTGGAGTAATAGAACTAAACTCAAATTTCTTTTCATCCAAAAAAGGATTTTTCTCAAACCCTGTCTTCGTTATAATTGCATCAGAAGGAGATGTCATTGTTGTATTTTGTCTAACATAATATTCTGATTTAGTTTCTATAATATTTTTACTATTAATAACTCTTTTGAAAGTACCTGTTACTGAATTATTAAAAGTATTTCCGGTATACCCTATATTAAAAATATTGAATATTGTTATATCACTACCAAGTATCCCATTACCAAGAGAATAAACTTGAAATATATTGGTCCTGCCATAGTTTATGGACAATTCAACAGACTCTCCAACAGTTAGTCCATGAGGTGCAATACATTCAAAAGCGATAACCTGATTACCATTTTCGGTTGTGTTATTTATCACAAAAGGAATACCATCTTTAGCAATCCAATTAAAAGAATTATTATTCAGTACGGCTTGCATTTTTTTATTATAATCATTCTGAGATGGGTATGTTAAATAAAATGACCAATTATATGAATACGCACTGATTGGTTTATACCCAATGTGTTGATTGTCTATATCAGTTCGCAATACATCAAATTCAAAGAACTGTGGAAATCCTTTCCATATCCCACTCACAGTTGAATTTTCATTATCAACATAATATAAATTATATTGAAATGGTAGATACGAAGTTGTACCCGTTAATGTGTTTTCATATAAAAAAGAAAATTTGAAAGTTGGTCTAAATGTTGAGGACGCATTCCTTTCATCCTCAAAAACTTGAGCTAAACTAACATTTGAGTTTCTATCATATTCAACTAAAGTCTTTGGTGATTCATCTAGAGAAATAGTAAGTTTTTGATCAACACTGGGTGCCGATTGGTATTGTAATTCACTTGGTATAATGGTATGTTTATTCATCTACCGAATATTTTTCTTTGAACCTATCTATCGCAGTCGCCCCTATAACTGTTCCAAAATAAAAATGAAACGGAGCACCAACTAAGAATGACCCATTCCAATTTCCCGCATAAGGAGAAAATATGGTTTCGTTATTTATTGTATCCGCAGAGACATTGAATATATAACCTCTAGCATAAGTATCATTAATTTGCGCATTTGAAGAAATAAAATATGATGGTATTGTTGTTCCCGTTCTATCCAATGATTGATACTCCCTACTGAAAATTCCTGTTAGAGCAACGTCATTACTATAATTTGTTTTCCAATTGTTTCTTTCACTTCCAAATATTGAATTACCATTTTTAAGTTCCCATCTGTAAAAAGGAACTCTTTGTGATTTTATTCCGTAGTTATAACCTATTGCTTTAGCATTATTTGCAGGTCTGTAATCAATTCTTCCCGGAGTTAAATAATCTTTGAATTGTAAATCTTCAGTTGTTGATGAAAAGAAAACACCTAATGTTGGGTTATTTAAGGATCCTAAAATTACTATTGGGTCTCCTAATTTTGCACCTGAACCATAAAACTCAGGTGAAAATTTAATAACTCCCTCTTCTGAGTTTATTGACAGTAGTTGTGCTAAATCACCGTCGATTCTTCTATCAGAACCATTTCTACTGAATAATTGATTTAACGAATTGTCCCCTAACTGAACTAGTCTTTCTAAAAATCCTTCGTCAGTAATCCTACTTATAACAAATAAATTTATTAAATCAGAAGTATCCCCATAACTTGTCGAGTCTAACTGATTCATAATATATCCTTTGAATGATGGTTCCATAGAAATTTCTGACCAAAATACATCTTTAGGACCTAAATTAATTATGGTAGTTGGGAACAGAAGATTTCTGTCATTTATTGCTGTTGGTTCAGTACTAATCTTTCCAACAAATGCATTACTATTCAAATTATATGGACTACTTCTATAATAGAAGTTTGTAGTTGCCTGGTCAAAATAAACTAAATTATTGCAAAAAATTGGTGGTTTAGGTTTGTTTTGTTTATCATAAAACGTGTCGACTTGTATTGGGAACGCATATAAAGACCCATTTACCCAATTATTTACAAAAGATTGTGCTAGAACCCCTCTACATAATCCATAGAAAAACCTAAATCTGTATGCCCACTCATTAAAATTATTAATATCTCTACCTAAACCACTTAAAGGTCTTTTCAAAAAAACATAACAACCTCTTTCCACATAATCCGTTTCTTCACAATTTTCCTTTATTCCAAAAGAATAGCTATCACCCGAATAACAACTGAGACCAACCATACCAGCACAATCGAAACTAGTTAGAACAGTCAATTCTAAAGGTTGTCCATCTAAATCCGGTTGAACTTGTTGAGCACCTGTAGTATATAATCCAGATCGTAACGGTTCTGTAGGCTCAGGTATTTCATAAAAAATAAAATTATTGTTTTGTTGTAATAATGAAGGATTAAGTTCCCAAGTATAACCATCAAGTTTATCTGATGAAGGTAACCTATCAGTTCTCATTATATTTTTAGTTTTATCTACAATATTCATTGGAGAACCAGTAAATGAAGGATATAAATTTTTAGTTGTATAGACATATGTAAATGCATCATACATACTTCCTGAGTTCTGTCTTCCGTATATAAATGAACATCCTGTAAGGTCTTCAGAACTAGAGTATTTAGTTGAGTTTTCTTGAGAATTCCAAAAATAATTTGAAGTACTTGTTACAACTCCGGTTGCACCTTGAAATTGAGAGTCTGAGAGTATCGATATTGGAGAGCTAGGTGTTAATGAAGCATCTAAACTACTATAATAAGCAATTGTTGATGATGTAAATGCACTAAAATTATCACCAGGAGTGAAGAAACTAGAACTATAATATATATTTATCGGACTAAATTCAGGTATAGTATTAGAACCTGAATTTACTTTCTGTATTGGAATGTTAACTCTGGTTGATGCGGTTACTATAAAATTAGGATCTTCTATATTTTTCCCAAAAATCAAACCTAACCCATACTCATTAACATATTTTGGTGAATAAGGGTCTACTCCTCTTTGTAGAATTAAAATATATTGATCATTGAAATTTTCAAATAAATCTGAAGTATATAATGATTTTGAATCTTCTACTTGAAAAACTCCAAACCCACCATTAGGTGCAACACTTCTCATTAATGTAACATTTGTTGGTGAGGTTATAATATTTGGAAATGTTTGAAGAGAAGTATTATCCCATAACTTCGCAGCTTCAGAAATAGTTATTGCGGTAATAACTTGAAAATATTCCCTATCCATAGGATAAATTTGAGATTCAACCGTAGTTCCTGTTGGAAGAAAATAATCTACAGTAGAGTCTGTTATTTGAGTTGTTGCGTATCTTGTTGTTAAATTAAAAGCGTTTTTTTGACTAACCCCCGAGATACCATATGTCACTCCGTTATTTGTCGTTTGAGTATAATTGAAATTTTTATCAGTAGATGAAGTTGGGTTTACCGAAGTTAATAATTGTCCTGGTTGATAAGATTGAGTTGATAATACTGTTATTGTATTGTCGAAATGATACTTACCTAAATTAGACTCTTTAGCAAACGTTACTTTTATTTTATTTAGATTATCAAAATAACTATCCCTGGTATTGAACACATTAATTCTTTCACCCATAGGTAAATCATATGAATATGCAAAAACCAAGTAATCATCAGTTATCCTCTTTAAGGGTACAGATTTAGGTGTCTTGTATATACCGGTGTTAGTTATTTCTAAATTATTGCCAGCAATTGCTTGACCATAAACTACACTATATATTGTACTATTTTCATTTGTACCGAAATAAGTTTGTAAACCATTAACATAATATGTAGGTCCCGATAAATAAGATAAGCTTCCTGTTAATGTCGCTTTAGGACGAGATTCACTTACTTCAGTTTCCTTACATTCACACGCATCGCAATCAGGATATGTAATCATAGGTAGTCGTATTGTATAATCTCTAGGTTTACAATCAATATTTAGATTACGACAAATAAACCTAAACGGATATCCACCTAAAATACTAACTTCACAAATATCACATATCGCACTAATAAACTTATCAAAGAGCCACACCACAAAATGAGAGGCAATCAGTACTATTAATCCAATTATTTGTATCTGTAAAAATAAAAGTGAAAATATAAAAAATAAAAAATCAAAGTTTCTAAATCCGTCATTAGTTGGAAATTTATTAGTGGTGTCTGAACAAGAATCATCATCAATTTCTTTTATACCAATAAATCTGCCTCTTCCACCTTTTTTCCATTGATCTATTAATCCCGAAACAGTATAAACCCTATTATAATTAAATTCATAAAAAGTATCTTCACATGCAACCGCAGAACTAGGATTCGTATATCCACTCCAATCTAATCCAAAATAATAAGATCCTTTCAATTCTTTTTTTGCCTGACTACTAACATTTGATGTATTAGGATCAATATCCCCATACCAACCATATTCTCTAACATTAGGTACTAAATGATAAGCCCTTCTTGTATTACCTGTTAACTTATTTGGTTGTTGCCACTTTATTTTGAATCTATACTTTGCTTTAGTAGGAATACCAATCTCCGGATTTGGTGAGAATATTCTTTCACCAAACTCATTAGTTACAACATAATCTAAATTCATAGGTAATTCAGTAAGCCACGTTCCATTCTCATCAATTATATTACCTGATTGTTCTAAACTATATGTCTCTAAAATTGGAAACCCATCCTCATCTTCCCTTATAGTTTGTCGTATAGCTAAAACTTGACCTGGTCCTGCAATTAAATTACATAAATTACCCATGTTATCTTTAGGTTTACAATTTTTTCTAACCCTGAATTTGTTAGGTGTTGAAAAAATTGATCCCATAAAAATAGCTGTAGGCTGAATATCGATATTTGCATCATCTCTTAAATCAAAATCAACTCGATTAACTGCAAATTGACACAATTCAGGATCTCCCCATAAAGGTGAAACTTCTAAACTTTTTGTGATTGAAACTATTTGTGGGAGTGAGCTAAGGTCTGAAGATGTTCTAAATGTATTACCCGCAACTTGAGATTCTGTCGCTATTCCCATCCTTATTAAATCTTGAGGAGTAAGAGAAAATTCTCCTATGTCAGATAAGTCAACATCCATAACCATGGTTTGAGAACCTACAGGTACCCCCATAATCATATAATCCCCACTATCATTAGTCTTTACGGTAAACTTGTAATACTTGTCAAATATCTCAATTGCTGTGTTATTACTTAAAACATCGTTTTTACTTGGGAAAGTACCTGTTGCCGCATGTTTACTATATGATTTTTCATATGGTAATAAATTGTATCTGTATCCATCTTCATTTACATCTAAAGGATTTTTATAAGGATATATACTTGTTATTATTGAGTTTGATTGGTCTGCATCACTAATTGGAATAAACACCGAAACTTTCGCATTTGGTATACCAAACCCATTATTTGCGGTTACTCTACCTACGATTAATCCGTAATCTGAACAATTACGATCATAAACATCTTCTTGTTGAATTTTAAGTGAAAGAATTTCTAAAAATTCAAAATCTTGGTTAAGTTCAACATTTATTGTTTTTGTCGTTCCTAATTCTGTTTTAATTCTATAGCTTGAACCCATCAGGTCTTTAATGAATAAATAGTTAAGGGTAAAAAATACCAATTAAAATTTAACTTAATAGTTCAATAAATAAACTTATTAAGTAAAAGTAACGTTTTGAAAGTTCTTAACACTGACCCTAATGTCTTTAGCTGGATATCTTATTTGATAAATTTGATTTGGTTGAGCAAATAAAGTATCATCTACAGGACGTATTAGCTTTATTTCTTCATTCTCATATTGCATCGATGTTTGAGCTGAAGAATATTGTTCACCTACTTGATTAAAAACATCGATTCCAGTAACAGTAATTACACCGTTTGTATTTTGGATAATACTTTTAAGTTCAGAAAGATAAACATTTTCACCTAAGTTTCTAACCAACGGATTAAAATAATCAGATACCTTATCTATAACATCTGCAATTATTTGTCCTGAATTTTGACTAGATGTTAATACCACAGAAACTTCAACCGCCAAGTCAATAACTTCAGCAGTAACAACTGAGATATAGTCATTCATCATTCTATAATTGGATAAATAATTTGCAATATTTTGTTTTAACGTGTTTGAGACAATACTAGTTAATTTACCCGAAGTATCATATGATAAAATCTCAATATTAATCTTATTGTCTTTTTCAGTAATTGCAACTTTTGCAGGTGCTCCGAATTGTGATGGCATATTCCTTATTAGAGCTTCATAGTCTTGAACTGTTACCGCCCTTTTCTGAGCTGCAAAATTAAATGAAACATAATTTCTAACTTCCTCGATCGATGGTTGATTTGCTCCCCCTATTGCCGCAGTAACGTTTGCACACCTAAGTGAATTTTGAACTGAAGAATTTATTATGTCCGATGGACCATTAACAAAAAAAGACACAGTACCAACTTGATTAATTACATTAGGACCTAAATTTGTTCCTAGCCCACCACCTACACGGTACTGAATGAATAATGTAGAGTTAGGTGTTAAGGTAGATCCTAATGAAAAATTATTGAAATAACTTTGTATTGTTGGTTCAACTCCAAAATTGGTAAATAAATTTAACTGATCTTGTGAAGATGATGACCCTCCTCCAAATGTTAATTTTTTGAAGCCTTCAGGTGTAAATTCAGAAATAAATCTATTATTAGTTTGGATATATCTACCAACTTTAATACCAGGTTGATCCGCAACTTTGGTTGGATCTTCGATAAAGATTCTATCTTCAGCTAAAGCATCAACTTCATACCATCTATTTGCCAATCCTAAGAATTCTGATGCTGGTGGAATATTGGTATAATCAGTACCATTTTTTAACAAGACGCTAGTTATACCCAATACATTTTTTTCAGGTAAAAATAATTCTAAGAATGGTCTTACATCCGTTGGTAGTACTACTTTTTTATATACTTTAGTTATTCCATTAACAACCAACTCTCTCTTAGTGATTGTGTAATTAATTAAAACTCCATTTGAATTAAAATTCGGGATTTTTAATCTATTCGGAAAACCCGAAGAATTATATGGCGATGCAAAATCAATATCTTCAACATTTTCAAAAACAAGACCCGCACCTAAAATTTGTGAACCTCTTAAAAGTACTCCAAGATATCTTTCATCTTCTTTATCTCCGAAAGCCGGTACTGTTATAGAAAAATCAACCAAAGAAACACTCGGTCTTGCACCAGGTATTTTCAAACCATAAGTTCTGGCAATATTATAAATTGATGATCTTTGTTGTGCATATTGTAATACAGTCTCCTGTATACTCCTATCTATATGGTAGTGAAGGTTGTCGGCAACCGCAGCATTCAAATCTAAAAAAACTGAGAAAACTGAAGCATCACTAAAATCTTGAACTAGATCAGGATAGTATTGTTTAACATAATTAAGAAGTTCCGCTCTAATACCTTGATAATCTCTGACTGTATATGAAATTTTATTATTTGCCATCTACATTAAATATTGATAATAACAAAATCACTTTGAGCAAAAACAGAATTTCCTATGGTATAGTCAATTCTTACCTTAGCCGTGTAATCTGCAGTCCCTTTACCAGGTACTCTATATATGTCGTATACCTGAACAGTACCAACTCTTGCCGGTGGTCCTACAGGAACTTCATCTTCAGTACTTATTGGTTCTAAAGAAACGTTGTTTAGTATTAAATTAGGCATGAACGTTGAAACAGAATCTCTTATGTCTGTCTCAATCGCACTAAATGTTAATCCGTCAAAAGGTTCAAAAATATATTCATAAAGACGGGTACCAAATGTGGGTAAAAAATATCTAGAACCTTTTCGAGTTAATAGTAAATGTATTAAATCGGCTCTTATTTCTTCCGATTCTAATTCTGTAAGTTCTAAATAATCTCCTTTCCTTGAATCACGAAACGGAAAATTTAACCCATATGTAACACCATTTGCCATATTTCATAAATATATATGGACTAACTTTTTAGTATAGTGTTCCCTTTAAGTCCTTTTGGTTCATAAGGGCAATGCCTACAACCATTATGTGAACCACAACAGTGACCCCTTCTAATATGGTATTCCTCAGTGAATACTACTCTATTATTTTCTATATAATAATCAGAAGGGAGAATCTCATTTTGATTCTCCCTTTCTTTATTTTTACTTTCCATAGGTATTATACTAAAACACAAGCTCCACCAGCACAAGCCAATTCACCACTTAAATCTGTATTATCATCCACCTCTACAATCTTTGAAAGATCCACATCATGTAGTGTCTGCATCAATTCGTCGTATCTTTCTTTAGTACAATCTTCGAAAGGTGCCTGGATATAAGATCCTCCGTCATAGGGTAGAACTGACAATCCATTATATTGATCACGATTTTCCCACATCCACTCACCAACCGCAGGCCATTCGTGTTCTCTAACCGAAATTGTTGCAGAAACATTATGTGAATTGGATCCAGTTCTGTGACCAGGTTTAACCCATTCAGTATGAACTTTCTTAACTCTTTCTAATAGTTGTATTGGAGACTCGTTTCTCAAAATTGACCCTTCAGGTGCTTTTTGAGGTATACTAATTACCGCAGTATCATGAGGTCTAAAATATTCGTCTTCAACTAACTCAGGATGGTTTTCCTTCAGGTACGTATAGATTGATTCATTCTTACCAACCCTTACTCTTCTAATGTAGTAATCGTTATGCCATGCGTGAATTCCACTTGATGTTCCCAAAGTTAATGATGTAGTTCCTGCAGGTTTTACAGTTGTTGTTCTTGCCGCTGGATTAATTCCAAGTATCTCAGCAACTCTCTTGTTTTCTTCTTTAACAATCTTAGCCGCTGATTTCATATCTAACTTCAGAACCGCACCTGATCCGATACCCGTCATAGATACACCTATCAAAGCATCTTTTTCAGTTGTTCTTTGCCAAATTGGTCGTAGATAATGGAAGTCTGTATATCCCGCCTGTAATGTACCACAGAAAGCCGCCGCTCTAACTCTGTCTTCAAAATCTTCTTGTGATACAACATTTGATACGTTTACTTCTGTCAAGTTACAGAATTGAAACGGTCTTAACGCAATTTCACAACATGGGTTAGTTCCCCAATCTTTGTCATTTGTTAAATAAATTCCGGGTTCACCAGCTCCGCTAGCTTCAATTCTCTTCCAAAGATCCATGAAGTAGTCTTTTGTAATTTTGTGTCGGAGCAACACAGCCGAGTTATTTGCTCTACCTCTTTGTGGATTAGTTTCCCACCAAGAACCACTCTTACATCCAATCATCTCATCATCTGTTGCTGAGAATAACGAAATAAGTGCGGCTCTTCTTATACCACCAGCCAATACCGCATCTGCGATATGACATACCATATCATGAACTTCAATCGCTCTTAACTTTTCACCATCTTCTTTAGCATCAAGAATTCCTTCTAATTTAATTAGACATTCTTTAAGAGGTTGTGGTCCAGGTGCTTTACCACCTGAAGTAACTAATCTAGCACCTTTTGGTCTGATATCACTGAAATCAAATATAATATGAGAACCACCAAAGAAATAAGATTTAATTAAAACTTTAACAGCATCTGCCCATCCTTCAATTGAATCTGCAACCAACCATCTTCTACCTCTTTCTTTCGAAGGCTTTCTGATTTCAGGTAACATGTCAACATGATGTTTTTGTACTGAGTATCCAACTCCTGTTCCACCTAATAATAAGAACATAATTTCAGAAAATACTCTCCAATCATCAACAGGTGCAAAAGCACAGTTGTAAATTCTGTTTGGAGAAATTTCAATTGGTTTACCCGCAAATTGCATTG